TAAGATCTTCCTGCTGCTCAGAAACATCCATTGATCTATTAATATTAGCCATTATTTCTCCTATTTTTTCATTAGTGACGTGTTTACGTCGTTAAAAGTTTTTTTAAATTGTGATCTATAATCATAGAGGAAAGATTCTACCGTATTGGAAAAATCCCGTTTTTCGCTTGCATCTTTCTCATCGTCAACTTCGTCCATATCTTTAAATAAATCTTCATTTTTAGATAAATCCATCGCTTTGATTCGATTTAATACAACCTCAATCCCCCAAGGAACAGCCTCGCCTCGAACACTCCAGTTCTCAGTCAAGGCCATTACTAAATAAGGATCACTTTCAACTACCCCAAGACTTATTTTGTCGTACTCGTAATACTTCACACGCTTATGACTAGCCCATACACATAAAGTGCCATTGGAATTCCTCTTTGCGTATAAATTCTTATCGTATCTACGTAAATTCCTTGTCAATATATCTTCCATGATCCCCATTTTATCCCCTTATGGACTTACATAGCTTTGAATTGCTGAACAACCTCTAGCTTTAGAGTTAAATAGGTTAGCAAAGAAACGAATTCTTACCTCTAAACTATCAGTCTCAGCTTGTGGAATGTACATAGTTCCAGTTTCATCAGCAAATTCCATCTCAGCTAAAACATATTTTTCAATGTGCTTTTCGTTAAGAAAGAAAATTCTAGTAGGACAGTCTTTATCTGCCACTATTGGAATACCGTTGAACTCTAGGAAAGATTTACCTTTCTGAGCGAACCCTCCGTCACCTTTTACAGTGTTTACATAGCGCTTATCTGCTACTAGCAATTTTTGATACATACGACGAGAAGCATAGTCTGTGTAGATTGCTCCAACACCCATACCACCAAGTCTTTCAGCCTCATCCTGTGCTCTTTGCATAGCGTCTAAAGTTAACTGTCCACCGCCAAGGTTTACATTGTTACCTTGAGCTGCAAGATATGCACTTCTATCGATACCAAAAACAGTAGTTGTTAAACCATCTAATTGATAAAGAAGTCCTTTCATCTCTTGATTTAAAGAACCGCTTCTAATTAAACGAGACCCAGCCGTAGCCGTAACCGCTCCGCTAAGAACAACAACCGCCGCTGCACTTGTAGCCGTACCAGAAGTAATTGAAACCACTTCTACTGCACTCGCCTCAATAGCATCTACACTTGTTACGATATCTACTAAAGACCCAACATCTAAAAATTTAAGAGCTGCTTCTGTGGCTTCACGACCAATTAGAGAAATACTTGTAGTCGCCACAGCATTTGCACTTAATTGACATAAAGATCCATTACCATTCCAACCCATTTGACGATTAGACTCTGATTTTAAATCATTATACCCTTCTTCTAATTCATAGGCTGCACTACGTACAAATGAACCAACGTCAGATTGAGACGCCTTAATCATTGGACCAGTGATACCAAAACGAAGGTAGTTATAAGCCGCTGGAATTAAACCCTGTACAGTCGTTTGACGACCGATCTTTGGTAATGTTCCACCGTCACTTGTAGCTCCTACACCTTGGTTTCTACGAACCTTTAAAGGTCTTACTACTTGAAAACCACTCCAGCTAAATTTGCCTTTCTCCGCTCCGCGGTAAATTGCGCAATCCTCGTTAAATTGATCTACTATTGGACCTTGATAGAAGTTTTTTAACTCCGCAAGGCCACTGTTTATTCCTTGAAATTGATTAGCCATTTTATTTTATCCTCTTGTTAATGTGTTAATAGCGTGCTGCGATGCTTCACTTAAAGACATCCGCTTTCGCCCCTCTCCTACTGGACCGCCGCCTTTTCCTGTATCAAAACCCTCAGTGTTCGCTTGAGATTGTTCTTTTGCCTTGGTATTCTGGTAAGCCTCTACCTTTGTTTTCATTCTGTCGTGTTCATTCTTAAAGAGCTTTTCTACCATTTGCTCCGTAACCTGGATTTTTTGACCCGACTGTTTGGCTTGGTCCAACATACCAATAAGCTTAGAATTCACTAGCTCACCGTCTGCGAATTGATACTTTTTCTCCATGGTATCGAATTGATTATCTAACCACTTTGACTCAGCCGCTACCTTGGATTCAAAAGCCTCTTGTTTGATCGACTGTAAGTCTTTCAAGTGAGGCTCTAGCTCCTTATTTAATAAGGCTTTAAGCTGCTCTTGCGCGTCCTTATCCCCCTCTTGAGTACCCGAAGCCGTTGCAAATTTATCTATCTTAGCGTGATACTTTTCAGGATAAATTTCCTTAAACTTAGACACCAATTGAGGGTCAAATTTAGAATTAGCCAGAGTCTCGAAATCATCTGCGAAATTTTCCGCATACTTTCTTTCTTCTGCTAGCTCTTGAGTTTTTCTCGTGTAATCACTTTGACGCATTCCCATTTTAGAAAATTCATCCTTAGTGACCTCACGTCCATCCCATTTAAACCTATCTAGGGAATCAAGATCGACTAATTCGTCTTGTGTGCTCCCTTGGGTTTCAATGCTTTGGTTTTCATTGTTTTCTTCCTCCGGCTCTCGTCCGTTGGCTTCTACTTTGTCTACTAATTCCTGTGTGTTAACGTCCATTTTTCTCTCTCCTTATTTCTTTTTCATTAAGTTGTATTGCATTTTTTCACTGATACTTGCTGGCTTTTTTCCGTTTTTTAAACGAGTCATAATTCTCTCGTCCATTACTTCCTTGTCCATGCCTGAAAGCTCAGCGTCTTCTTCCAACTCGTCGTCGTCGTCTTCTTCTTTATTCATCTCTAAAGGATCTTTTTCCTTTAAATTAGAAAACGGCTCAAACCCAAGCATGGATTTTTTCTTTTCTTCCATGCTCATTTCCTGGTCCACATCCTCTAGATTCTCAACCGACGGGTCTTCCATTTCTGAGTCACTATCTATAATAATGATCTTGGCCCCTCGTCTGTTCTTTAATGCTTTTAATAATTCTTCCACTATAACACTCCTTCGCCGTCTATAGGCTCGTCCACTATTCCCTCACCCTCTAAAACATCTTGTGGAATAGGCCCCATAGACTCTAATCCCATATCTGCCGCTACCTCTTGAGCCGCCATACTCTCTTGCATATCAGGATTAGACGGGTCAGCCCCTACGTTTGGATTTGTTAAATTCACCTGCTCTTGCAAATGAAGCTCCATTGTTCGCAGTAGTAACGATTGAGATACATCGCTTAAAGATTCAAACTTTTCCGATTTTCTATATTCATTGAATTTCTGATAAAACAAGACATGGTTATCTGCTTCATGGACCGGAGGCTCTATTTCATCCTCAATTAATTTAATATGGCGCTTAATTTGACCCATATCTAAAGCGCGGTCCTTCCAAGTCTCTGCCACATCTCCAAACTCCATCATACCCAAGACTTTCTCTCTTACCGCTGGGTCATTAGGGTCACCCAAAAGTCCAGATTGCCAAGCGTTTATTGTCTCTTGCCTTCCTAAAATCTTAGATCCTGGTAAGGTAGAACCACGAACCACGAAAACATCAAAGTTACCTTTAATATCTTCACCTTTGAATGTTTTAACTAAATACTCTTTGTTTTTACCAGTAACTTTTAAGAATCTTTCTGTCTTATAATATTTCTGTGCAAACTTAAGTATTAATCTGCCGGCATCTGCATAGCCTTGCTCATGCCCTTCAGTAACTACACCGATCCTAGTATCATCTTGTTCAACTAAAAACTGCATTCCTAAAGCTGGAATGGATGCACTTGGAAGCTGGCCACGTGAAACCTCGTTAATACCGGAGATATCATTAAGCTTAGCGTCCAAAGACTCATCTTCATTATAAACATAGGCAGGCATAGCAGGGATTTGCATCGCATGTGGCTCGCTAGCGCCCTTTACTGGGTCATACTCTACCACTTCGCCCGACTCATCGTTAATAGCCTCACTCATCAAGCCATGACCACGTGCCGCTATGTATTTTCCTGTTAACAACCTATTCGTCCACTTACTTCTCAAATCAAGTAGTCTATTCATTTGATCTTGTATCGGTCTTAGTTGAGTAATAATGGCCTCACTATAAAACTTGCCGGCGATAATAACATCGTCAAATTTTATAAAAGGTAATTCATTAATAGGTAGTTTTTTATTTACTAGCAGTACTCCGTTAGCCACTACCATATGTCTACCCTTAGGATACTTGCCGCAAGGCTTTTCGTAATAACTTATTTCAATAGCTGAGTTTTTAGGTTGATAGTTTGTTCCACCGGCTGAGCCTGAGCTATTATTCATACCCTGAATTCTACCCTCATAAGCTAAAGAGTTTAGCCAGATGCCCTCGGCATTTACTAGCTTCCCTAGGTCCGGATAAGTTTCCTTAAAATAATCTAGCGTTCTTACCTTTGCATGAATTACATATCTCGCCTCGTCCATATCTTTTGCGCTTGGGTCTGGGAATACCTCGAAAGCTGATACAACATCTACTGCTATCTCACCTTCATGCTCGGAAATAGTCTCACCCATATCATCCGTATGATTAATCGGCTTTCCCTTGGTTGAATCAAACCTGACTTTTAAATAGGCGTGTCCGCATTGCTGCGTCCATTGAATTAGCTCACGTCTTTTTGCATCTAGTCTGAGTCTATTCCATACATCTAGAATTACCTCTATTCCTAGATT